AGTAAGATGGACGGCTTCAAGGATAGCACCCGCACGATGTATAGCATGGGCGGCTCGGCTTATGCCAAGGGCGGCAGCGCCAAGGGCGGTTCCAAGGACATGGCCCAGGACAAGGCCACTGCATCTACGGCTGTCCACAAGCATGAGCGCGCTTTGCACAAGGGCGCTCCCATGACCAAGCTCGCCAAGGGCGGCCGCGTGTTTGACTTCATCGACGAATCAGGCATGCGCAAGGGCGCATTCGGCGAACTCAGGGACGTAGAAAGCTCGGCTCTGGGAACAGGCCTCGGGAACAGCGTGCTTGGACGAATCGCGAAAAGCGCGATTGCCGCCAAGGTGGCCCGACCAGGCCTCCGCAACGCGCTTGCCGCCAAGGTGGCCGGAACAGGCCTCGCGTCTGGCTTAAGACGAGCTGGAACGGGGATCGTTGCGGGCGACAGCGCCACGGTGGGCGCGGGTGGCCGTTCGCGTATGCCGTCTGCCGGCGCTGCGGTGGAGAGCGGCAATCGCATGTCGGCGATGGAAAACCGTGAAGCGATCATGCTTGAGCGCGAGGCGATGGCCAATCAGATGCGCGCTCGGCAGGCTATGGCCAATCAGAAGCGTGCTGCGATGCGCCCATCTGTCGGTGCTGCGGTGGAGAGCGGCAATCGCATGTCGGCGATGGAAGCTGCCGAGGCGCGCTTTATGGATAAAAACATGGCAATGGGTGGCGGCGTCAAGAAGGCAATGCATGGCGGCGCTGTCAAGAAGGCAATGGGCGGAACCGTCAAGAAGGCAATGGGCAAGAAGGACTGCTGAGCCGTTACAAGGCGCGCCTTGCCGCAAGGCGGCGCATCTTATATACTGATCTTTATAGAGATGCTTGCCCGCGCTGGTTAGCTACTGCCTGACAAAGCGAGCATCTTAATATGGCGTTTTCTAACACCGTTTCGCAGACGACCTTTACCACGCGCCGCGTGATCGAGAACGCTGCGCGCCGCTGCAAGATCCCGCCACAATCGCTAACCGCTGAACACATCGATGTAGCCAGCGACCAACTTTATCTATTGCTGTCCGACCTTTCGAATCGCGGCATTCAACTGTGGTGCATTGAAAAACAGATATACCCGCTCTATGACGGCGTCGGGGATCTTGTCACCACGGCGGGAACCGTTGATGTTTTAAACAGCAATCTGCGGACGTTGCAGCCGGTCACCGGCACCAACATTGACACCGCGACCGCGCGAACTGTTATATTTTCCACCACTACATTTGTAACCACGGTCGGCATCAAGTGGCTCGCGCCATCGGTGCCGATAACCTTGCAGCGCAGCGACGACGGCGTGACATGGGTTACGATCCAAAACGAGACGCCGACAGCTGTATCAGGTGAGTGGACGTGGTTCGATCTCACAAGCAGCGTAGCCGCGCTCTATTTCCGCGTGGTTGCTACCAGCGGCACCCTCACATTTAGTCAAGTCTATCTGGCAAACACGCCCACCGAGATACCGCTCGCACGGTTAAACCGGGACGACTACACAAACCTGCCTAATAAGAGTTTCCAGTCAAACCGCCCACTGCAATTCTGGTTCGACCGCCAAGTAGATTTTCCCGTGATGCACCTGTGGCCGGTGCCGAACCTGCAAGCCGAGGTGCAGCAGATCGTGCTTTGGCGGCAGCGTTACATCATGGACGTCGGTAGCATGACCCAAGAGATCGAAGTGCCGCAGCGGTGGTATGAGGCGCTTGTGGCTATGCTGGCGGCGCGGCTGGCGATGGAGTATCTTGAGGTCGATCCTGGCATGATCCCTATGCTCGATGGCAAGGCCAAGGAGTCGCTGTACTTCGCGCAGCAAGAAGAGCGCGACGACAGCCCGATGAATATCCTGCCCAACATTTCGATGTACACGGCCTGATGCCTGTCGAGGGCTTCCTTGATACGCGCGGGAAGCAGTGGCTGGCTATTGGCCTGTGCGACCACTGCAAGCGAAAGTTCCCCATTGAGGAGCTGTTTAGCGACCGCAACATTCCGGGCCTAAAAGTTTGCCGCGACGATAACGACGAATACGACCCATACCGCTTGCCGTCGCGACCAGGCGAGCAGATTGCGTTGCTACATCCTCGTCCCTATGAGGCGCTGAGTTAATGCCGATGTTCCTCGACACGCGCGGCAACACGTCGCTTGGCATTGGGATCTGCAGCCGATGCAGCCGAAAGTTTCCGCTGCACATGCTGCAACCAGACACGAACTACCCCGGCCTGCGCGTGTGTGCCGCCGATCTGGACCATGTTGACCCCTACCGCCTGCCTGCGCGGCAGCCTGAAAAAATAACGCTGCCCTTCACCCGCCCGGACCTTCCGATACCTACAAACCCTGTTGGGTTTATTTCAGAAGACGGTGATGACTTTATCATCACCGAGGATGGCGATGACTTTTTGCTCTTCCAAGGAGCCGATTGAGCCATGTCCGTTCCTACAAATCTAATTCCGACGCGCGTCACCCAGCTCCCCGAATATACTGGGTCCAGCACGCTGGGCTACGTCCCATATGTCCTCGGCGGCGTTACCTACAAGGTCTTGTTTGCGAACATTGCTGCGGTGGGCGCTGTTCCGTCAACGCGTGTTATTGCATCTGGAACCGGCCTGAGCGGCGGCGGTAATCTGTCTGCCGATAGAACAATATCTATCACGCCAGGTGGCGTCGATTACACAGAACTGGCGTTGAGCGGCGTTGTTGCGGGAACTTACGGGTCTGGCGCGAATGTTCCCGTGCTGACGGTCGATGACAAGGGCCGTGTTACCAGTGCGACGACGGCGTCCCTGACTGTCACGGGCTTTGTGCCGACATCGCGCACCGTGGCGACGGGTAACGGCTTGATCGGCGGCGGGTCGCTGTCGTCCAACTTGGTATTGAGCGCAAATTATTATGCACTCGCTCCTGAATCATTAGGCACTGCCTCGGCGGGTGCCTCAAATGCCATTGCGCGAGGCGATCACGTCCACCCAGCCGTTGATCTCTCAAGCGCAAGTCAAACCCAAGGCGCGCTCCCCTTGGGTCGCGGCGGCACCGGCGATGCATTATCCCCTGCTGCCGGTGCCGTCGCGTACTCTACTGGGAGTAAGTTCGCTCTCTCAAGCATTGGCACCAGCGGACAGGTGCTTGTTTCAAACGGTGCTAGCGCGCCCGGTTGGCTGACACTTACCGGCACCGGTACGGTTAACAGCATTGATGTCAGCGGCGGCACGACGGGTCTAACGACTAGCGGCGGGCCTATTACGGTGGCGGGTACCATCACGATTGGCGGGACGCTTGGCGTCGCCAGCGGCGGCACCGGGGCCAGCACCGCAACGGCGGCAATCAACGTGCTGCTGCCGTCGCAGGCGGGCAATTCGGGGCGCGTCCTGTCCACCGACGGCACCAACACACAGTGGGCAGTTGTCACCAGCACCGGCACCGTCACCAGCGTCGCAGGCACGGGAACCGTCAACGGGATGAGCCTTACAGGCACAGTTACCACCGCTGGCAGTCTTACGCTTGGCGGCACTCTGTCAGACGTATCGCTGACCACGCAGGTTTTGGGTACGTTGCCCATCGCCAATGGTGGGACAGGCGCAACGACAGCCGGCGCTGCGCTCACCGCGCTCGGCGCCTATGCTGCCGCCAACCCCAGTGGCTACACCGCCAACACCGGCACCGTCACCAGCGTTGCAGGCTCAGGCACAGTCAACGGACTAAGCCTCTCCGGCACAGTTACCACCGCTGGGTCTCTCACGCTTGGCGGCACTCTGTCAGGCGTATCGCTGACCACGCAGGTTTCGGGTACGTTGCCCATCGCCAACGGCGGTACGGGTGGGACGACTGCGGATGCGGCACGCACGAACCTGGGCGGCACCACGCTCGGATCAAACCTGCTAACTATTGCCAACCCCTCGGCAGTGACATTCCCGCGATTTAACGCCGACAACACGGCGTCCTCTCTCGATGCAGCGGCGTTTCGCACGGCTATCGGCGCCGGCACAAGTTCAAACACCGGCACCGTCACCAGCGTTGCAGGCTCAGGCACAGTCAACGGGATCACCCTGACCGGCACAGTCACCGCGAGCGGGTCTCTCACGCTTGGCGGCACGCTGTCGGGCGTATCGCTTACCACGCAGGTTTCGGGTACGTTGCCCATCGCCAGTGGCGGCAACGGCGGCACAGCGGTTCCAACGGCGGGAGCCGTCGCGCACGGCAACGGCACCGCCTACGCATTTACCGCCGCCGGGCTGGCGGGCCAGATACTGGTATCGACGGGGTCGACTGCGCCGGTATTCGGCGGCATTAACGGAGGGACTTTCTAGTGGCTCAGACCGGCTTCACGCCCATTCAACTGTTTCGCACCGCGACCGCCGCCGCCGTACCCACGGGGGCCAGCCTTGAGGCGGGCGAGTTGGCTATCAACACCACGGACGGGACGCTGTTTTTCAAGGATACCGGCGGCGCGGTGACGCTGCTCGCATCAGCCAACGGCAACGTCACGATCAGCGGCGTCCAGACGCTAACAAACAAGACGATCACCGGCACCCGCGAGACGGTGTTCGCAGTCACTGGCACCACCCCGGCGCTCGCCGGGTCGAATGGCGGCATCCAGACGTGGACGCTATCAGGCAACTCCACACCCACAAATGGCCTCGTCTCAGGTGACAGCATGACGCTGATGATTGACGACGGGGCGTCGCGCACGATCACATGGCCATCGGTCGTTTGGGTCGGCGGCACGGCTCCGGCGCTGGCGGCGACGGGATTTACTGTTGTCGAGTTGTGGCGGGTAAATGCCGTGGTCTACGGCTCGCTGGTTGGGACGGTGGCGTAATGACGCTACATCACGCGCTAAGGGGCGTTCGCAAGGCTCCTCCTATTCCTCCGGCTATCGCGGTAGCGCACGACTCGTCTCCGTTCGTAACGGCCTATCCTTGGAGTGGTAGCGGCTTCGGAACTAAGTTTACTGACCCGGCCACGCTGCCTACCGGCACTGGCAATGGCGTAGCATTTACCGCATCGGGCGATGCTATTGCGGTTGCGCACGTTTCATCGCCATTCGTAACTGCCTACCCGTGGTCTGCCTCCGGCTTTGGGACTAAGTTCGCTAACCCGGCCACGCTGCCGACTGGCCCTGGCTATGGCGTGGCCTTCACCGCATCGGGCAATGCAATCGCGGTGGCGCACGTTTCATCGCCATTCGTAACGGCCTACCCGTGGTCTGCCTCCGGCTTTGGGACTAAGTTTTCTAACCCTTCCACGCTGCCGACTGACACTGGCGTTGGCGTAGCCTTTACCGCATCGGGCAATGCAATCGCGGTGGCGCACGTTTCATCGCCATTCGTAACGGCCTACCCGTGGAGTGGTAGTGGCTTCGGGACTAAGTTTTCTAACCCTTCCACGCTGCCGACTGACACTGGCCTTGGCGTAGCCTTTACCGCAGCAGGTAATGCTATCGCGGTTGCGCACGGTTCATCGCCATTCGTGACGACCTACCCGTGGAGTGGTAGTGGCTTCGGCACAAAGTTTGCTAACCCAGCCACCCTGCCGACTGACACTGGCTGGGGCGCAGCCTTTACCGCAGCAGGTAATGCTATCGCGGTTGCGCACGCCTCGTCGCCGTTTGTGACGGCCTACCCGTGGAGTGGCAGTGGCTTCGGCACAAAGTTTGCTAACCCAGCCACGCTGCCGGCTGCTTACACTAGCAGGGGCGCAGCCTTCACCGCATCGGGCGATGCAATCGCGGTAGCGCACGACAAGTCTACATTCGTGACGGCATATCCTTGGAGTGGCAGTGGCTTCGGGACTAAGTTTACTGACCCGGCCACGCTGCCGACTGGCCCTGGCAATGGCGTAGCCTTTTTAGGAGGATAATAAAATGAATACCGCGCGACAGACAATTCTTGAGCAGGCCGCCGATCATCGGGAAACCGAAGTGATGCAGCATCAAATCAACATCGACAACTATCGGCTTGCTATTGCCGAGATTGATGCAAACTACCAAGGCCATGCCGACATGGCAGAGTTCCGCGTCCGCCTCGATGACTTGCTGCAATCGAGCATTGTCGAGCAGATGAAAGAGGCAATCATGCTCAAGGTCATAAAGGCGCAGCTATGCACGTCCTAGTCAAAGGCGCCACCGCGCGCTACTACAGCGTCACCGACCTCATTCGGGACAACCCGCAAACTAGTTTTCCGGCGCAGCCCAGCGCCGAAACGCTGGCCGAGTACGGCGTCTATGAGTGCGCGGACACCGATGCGCCCGTTCCGAGCGTCGGCCAAGACGTAATCGGCGCGAAGCCGAAAAAAGTCGGCGGCAAGTGGACGCGCGCGTGGGCGCTGGTCGATGTGTCGCCCGCCGAACTGCTCACACGCTCCAGAGCGCATATCCCGACTGTGGTGACAATG